GGATTAGATACAGCGTATATAAATGTAGATAAAACATGGGAATGGAAGATAGTATTCTTCCCTGCTAGACTCAATCATGGAGTCAATCCCTTCTATACAACAGACAATACACGCATCTCAATAAGTGGAAATCTATATGTTATAGATAATAAGGAGTAAAAGTAAACATTATGGCAGAAGTAAAAGAGAAACCGAAAGGACCTCTAGGTAAGTTTAAAGAACTTGCTGAAGATAAAGAAGAGCAACTGGCATACTTGGCAACTCTAATAAGAGTAATCGTTCTCATCTGGTCAGCAGGAATTTTAACTTTGAACTACGTTAAAATACCAGGTTATGATGCAGGAGAAAAGATTGATCCAACTTTCATAGCCAGCGTCTTTACAGGTACACTAGCAACTTTTGGCGTCCAAACTGGGGGTAAGAAAAAGAAACCAGGTGATCCTGACAGCAGTGCTAACATAAGTAAGAAGGATATGGAGTTCCTTATTGCTAAGGCATCAGAGACTGCTCCCGCACAAACTATCAGGATTGAATCAGGTCCTGTGAAAATCGTCCCAGATTCTAAGTAAACATCATGCAAAAAATTATCAATGTACTTGCTATTGCGTCTAGCGTTGTATCTCTTACCGTTGTTGGCGGTGGTGTATATCTATATACACAAAAGGATGCCATCGTAGATTCGGTCAAAGAAAAAGTTATGTCTGCTGTAAGTGATGCCATACCAGGTATGGTAGGTGGATCATTACCAGATGTAACAGGTCCTGCATTACCTCTCCCAACTAGTCCATTAGGAAAATGAATAAGTGGAAATGGATATCATTCGGTGTAGTAGGCAGTTTATTCGCTGTCTCACATCTGGGAATGATAGGTTATATTGCAACAAGAACAAAAGAAGCACCACTACCATCAGTGGATTTACCTGTAGGTCCTTATACATCATATAAGGTAAGTGTGTCAGACGAGGGATATGCTATTTCATATTCAGCAAACGATCCTAAGAAAGCATTCATCACTAAAGATATTAAAGAGAAAGCAGGATTCTTAGGTTTAGCAAACAATACTACTCAAATCACTGAAGAGTACTTCATGGATGGTAAAACTAACCAAGGCGGTCCTGTATCTAACAACAGATCTTGGATAGACAATCCACCAGGTTTGACTCAAGGTCAAGCAGCAGAGATAGGTGCTGAAAGAATCGCATGTATCAAAGCAATAGGATCAGGAGAAGGTACAGGTAGAGTAGTTGGTACTAGTATTGGTGCAGCAGCAGCACCTAGTCTTAGCACTATACCATTCGTAGGATGGGTAGCAGCAGGATGGGTAGCAATGTTTGGTGGTAATCAAGGTGCAGAGATAGGTGGCAATATGGCAGAGGACATGTCTAAAGATTGTTAAAAATACATATAATATAGGACTTACAATCAACCATGCAACAGTCAGTCGTTTATTCTAATGGAAACCAAGAATGCGAACGTGCGGTTTCACTTCTAAGAAGTTTAGGTCATGATTTTCATGAGTATATGGTAGGGGAAGATTTTACCCAGACGGAATTTGAAATGGAGTTTGGTGGAGATGCCAAATATCCGCAAGTTACAATAGGTAAATCACACGTTGGAAATTTAAAAGAAACTTTACAAGAGATGTTTCTTAAGACTTGACAAAAGCATGGTCATCACCTAAAATAAGGTCATGACTACTCCAAACTGGCAACATCACTCAAAGAAAGAACAGAAGAGGACGTTAAAACCTCAAGCACTTCGTCGTGCAAAGAGACGTCTTAAGATGTTTAAACTCAAAATGAAGTTTGTTTCTGTTAAATAGAGACAACATGATGCTAGTGACATGAAATACCAAATTGGCAAAAGACATGTATTCGTAGACAGTGAACCTGTTAGAATGTATTTTATTAATGATATACCCTTTGCGTTTGATGGTCTAGAACATCATCAGAAGCAAGACAAGTGGATTCTTACAGAATGTGCTATTAATCCAGAGTATACATTAGAAGATATTTTGAGATGGGGTGACTACCTAATGGAAGAAGAATGCCATCCAGTTTTATTTGAATTAGATCTTCTTAATCGAGAAATTTTACCCGAATGAATGAATTTACTGAATTGCTAGTGGGGACGTTTGCTAATAAAAGACAAGCACAATCCCACCCTACTCGTTATGCACATATACGTGTCTCTCATCGTTTAATTGGTGGGAATCGCATTTATGGGGAGCAAGCATATAATTATCTTTTGAACAGACCTTACAGACAGTTTGTAATTGACGTTGTACAAGAAAAAGAAGAATATCGTTTGAAGAATTATGAGATCATAAATCCTCTACAATTTGCAGAATGTAAGAATATAGATAAAATTACTGATGATATATTAAAATATCGTGAAGGATGTGATGTCATCATGAGAAAGACAGGTCCTAAAATATTTTTTGGTGGAACATCTACATGTGAGTGTTGGGTAACATGGAATGGTATAAAAACATATGTTCAGAATGAGGTCATGCTCAGTGAGACAGAGTATCAGGTAACAGATAAAGGATTACATGCAGAGAATCATTCAAAGGTATGGGGTTCTGACTATGGTGCGTTTAAGTTTGTGAGACAGTAACATGCCTATCAAAGATAAAGAGGAAAATAGAAAATATCAACGGGAGTGGGCAAGAAAAAATTCCAAGACAAAAAAAGCAAATCAAGTCGGTGCAAAAAGAAGGAAGCAGATGGTTGATGATGCTAAATCTCACCCGTGTGTCATTTGCAATAAAGATTATCCCGTAGAAGTTATGGATCTATATCATATAGATCAGTCAGAGAAAGCGTCAAGCATATCTAAGTTGATGTGTATATCAAGTTATAGTGCATTGAAAGAGGAGATAGATAAGTGTGCTCCTCTATGTGCAAATTGTCATAGATTACTCGATAATGGGTACGTACAACTACCAGAATTAATCGTAATTACATAAGGTTCAAATCTAACCTATCTCATATCTTAGAACCCTCAGCAAAACTGGGGGTTTTTCGTGTATAAATAAATCACGAGGAAAGTTTTAACTACAGGATCAGAGAGTAATCATGCCATTATCACGTTTGGATAACCTTATCAGCAGTAAGACTGGTAAGTATCTTTATGTTTCGCCTGATGATTTTAATGCAACCGATGCATTATCTAACAGAGGTAATTCACCAGTTGTACCATTTAAGAGCATACAGAGAGCATTTTTAGAAATCGCTAGGTATTCATATCTACCAGGTTTTCAGAACGATAGGTTCGACCAGTTTACTATAATGTTGATGCCTGGCATCCATTATATTGATAATAGACCTGGTTTAGTAGACACAAGTGGTATTGATGTATTTGGATTTGATCAAGCAAATAATGCTTGGACAGATGATAGTATAACAGACCTCTCTAATCCTGATAACATATACTATAAATTTAATAACACTGAAGGTGGTGCCATTATTCCTCGTGGTTCATCACTTGTTGGTTATGACTTAAGAAGAACTGTTGTAAGACCTCTATTTGTTCCTGATCCTGCTACAACAGAAAGAGAGATTCCTCGTTCCGCTATGTTTAACGTAACTGGTGGTTGTTATTTCTGGCAGTTTACTCTTAAAGATGGTCAAACAACATCTGAGTCTCCTTTGTATGATGTTGCAGATGGAACTGGTAAAGTTTACTATGATCCAACTGACTTTACTAAGTTAGCAGCACCAAACTATTCTCACCATAAACTAACTGTATTTGAATATGCAGACACAGATGAGTTAAATCTATTCTACAGAAAGATTGCTAAAGCATTCTCTGCATATCAACCAACCATTGATGATCCTGGCGAATTTGATACAAGAATACAAGAGAACAGAATTGTAGGTCCTCTATCAGACAGTAGAATTATTGAAAGTTTAACTCTTACTGATGCTACAACTGATCCTAGTATTCCTGCATCAACTACAGAAGTTACAGTAACAACTAAAGTTGACCATGGATATTTCCAAGGACAGTTTGTTGCTATTGCAAACACAGAAATTGATGACGTATTAGAAGGTATCTTTGAAATCAAAGAGATTGATCAGAACGATGCCCGTAAATTCAAATATCTAGTTCCATTTGTAACAAGTGGAATTGGTAGTAATATTGTGTCTGGACAGACTGTAAGTGTTGACACAACACCAGCACTTGGACAGAACGCACAGACATTAGCAGAAGTTGACTCTGTTGAATCTGCATCACCATATGTCTTTAACGTATCAATCAGATCTACATGGGGTATTTGTGGTATCTGGGCAAATGGTTTGAAAGCCACTGGTTTCAAATCAATGGTTATCGCTCAGTATACTGGTGTATCTCTACAGAAAGACGATAGAGCATTCATTCGTTACGATAGATTTACTAACACTTGGAACCAAGCATCATTCTCTGATGCCTTCGCAACAGTTCCATATCATACAAAAGGTGATGCATACTGGAAGGATGACTGGAGAAACTTCCACATCCGTGCGTCTAATGACTCATTCGTTCAGTGCGTTAGTATATTCGCTGTTGGTTTCGCTGATCACTTCTTGATGGAGTCTGGTGGTGATATGAGTATCACCAACTCTAACTCTAACTTTGGTAACACTTCACTCCATGCAATTGGACATAAGGGTTATGCATTCAATCAGGATAAGGGTGGATTTATTACTGATATCATTCCACCTGAGAAACTTATTGAGTCTGCTGCTAACGAAGACGAGATTGATTACTACACATTTGATGTTCAAGCATCCCGTGGTACAAATACAAAATTATACTATGCTGGGTCTGGTATTACTGATCCAAAGAAACGTCCTGCTGTTACTCTTGACGGGTATAGAATCGGT